AAAGTTGGTAGTGATTTAAATTTATCTAATTGCACAAGTTTAACATCATTACCACAAGGATTGAAAGTTAAGGGGGATTTAGATTTATATGGTTGTAAAAACTTAAAATACTTACCAATAGGATTGATAGTTGTTGGTGATATAAATTTACAATACTCAACAATAACAACCTTACCAGAAGGATTACAAGTTGGTGGTGATTTGAATTTATATAATTGCAAAAGTTTAAAATACCTACCAAAAGTATTAAAAGTTGGTGGTTTTTTAAATTTAAACAATTGCACAAGTTTAACATCACTACCAGAAGGATTAGAAGTTGGGGGTACATTATATTTAAAGAATTGTTCCAAATTAAAATCATTACCAACAGGATTGAAAATTGGAGAGGCTTTGGAATTGAATGATACAAATATAACTACTCTCCCAAAAGATTTGAAATTTGTTCCTAATTTGGGTTTATCAGGTTCTAAAATAATGTCATTACCAGATAATTTACATGTTAGGGGTAGGTTAGATTTGGCTTTTTGTGAAAATTTAACTTCATTACCAACTGGATTAAAAGTTGATGGTGATTTAATATTAACCTTTGCAAAAATAACCTCATTACCAGATAATTTACAAGTTGGCAAATATTTGGATTTGGGTAATACAAAAATAACTTCACTACCTAAAGGGCTAAAAGTTGGTAGTAGATTGAATATAAGTGGTACACAAATAACCTCATTACCAAAAGGACTAAAAGTTGGAGAAAATTTACTTATAATGAACACAAATTTAAAAAAATATACTGATGAAGAATTAAGAGAAATGGTTAAGCCTGGATTTATAAAAGGTGAAATATATAGAGGATAAAAAAATTTAATTATTTTTCATTATTTTTACAAAAAAAATAACTATATTTATACAAACAAATAAAAAACAATACCTATGGATGAAAAATTCTTTGTTGCCAGATTAACTTTTTCTCTACCTGATGAGAATACTGGTAAAATGAAAAAAGTAAGAGAAGAGAAATTAGTTAAAGGTTATTCTGTTACAGATGTTGAAGCAAAAGTTACTGAAAAGTATCAAAATTTCACACAAGAATGGAGAATAACTGCTGTGTCAGAATCAAAAATTGATGAAGTTTTCCAATAAAAACTAATTGTTTTTCTCTTAAACCCCTAGCATAAATAATGTTAGGGGTTTTTTTATTTTAAAAAAATAATGATAATCAGTAACTTTTTTGCTTTTCTGTATATTTATAATAAAAATAAATAAAAAATTATGCAATCTGAAAAAAACTTAGTAGAAGAAGCACTAATTCAAATGAAACAAATTGAAGATGTGCTTGCAGAAAACGCAAAAGGAATACTTGCTTCAACAATGAAGGAAGAAATCGAAGAATTAGTTAAGGAATCATTAAATGAGCAAGAAGAAGATGATATGGAAATGGATATGGACTCTGAAGATGATATGGAAATGGACATGGATGATGAAGATGACATGGAAATGGGCATGGATGATGAATATGATATGGAAGATGAGGATGATATGGAAGATGAGGATGATGTCATCGATATGAGGGGGGCTTCACAAAGTGAACTTTTAAAAGTATTTAAAGCAATGGGTGATGAAGATGGTATAGTTGTTAGTAAAGATGGTGGAGACATCTCATTAACTGATGATGGTGATGAATATTTAATAAGACTAGGTGAACAAATAAGTGAATTTGGTGATGAGGATATGGAAGATGAGGATGAAATGGATATGGAAGATGATTATGAAATGGATATGGAAGATGAGGATGATGAAATGGGTATGGAAGATGATTATGAAATGGATATGGAAGATGAGGATGAAATGGATATGGAAGATGAGGATGATGAAATGGGTGAAATGTATGAAGATGACACTCAATCAACCATTGATAAAATTTTTGAAAAAACTAGAACTAAAAATTCTGACATTATTTATGAAATTGAAATAAATGAACAAATGGAAGATGAAGATGATATGAATATGGAAGATGATATGGATATGGAAGATGATATGGATATGGAAGATGATATGGGTATGGAAGACGAATTAAGTGATATTAAAGTTGACTGTGATAATTTCTCAGTTAGTGATTTCATAGAAGAATATGGTGTTAAAGATGCTGGAAGTATATTGAAAGTATTAGAATTTAATGGATGTGTCGCAGGTAAAAGTGAAACATCTGAAGAATATGACTATTTAGGTGAAGCTAAAAAGGCTTCCAAATTTAAGTACAAGATGGCTAAAAATGGTTTTAATGAAAAAATGAAAGAGGGTCCTAAAAAAATAGGGACAGGAAAAGCCAAGTTTGACTATGATAAGTCTGCTGCAAATATTGATGGCAAGATGAAAAAAGTAACTCCTGGTAAAAAACAAGAAACCAAAGAAGCATCAAGAACTTATGGTATGGGAAGCAAAGCTGGTAGGGGTCTTAGAAAAGGCATTACACCAAATAGAAATTTGAATTTAGAGTCTTTAGAAGACCAAGTTTTAGAGTTAAAACAAAGAAATAGTGATTATAAAAAATCATTAAATATCTTTAGAGAGAAACTAAATGATGTTGCAGTTTTCAATGCTAATTTGGCATATGCAACAAGATTATTCACTGAACACTCAACAACAAAAAAAGAAAAAATAAACATTTTAAGACGTTTTGACAACATTCAATCATTACAAGAATCAAAAAACCTATATAGCGTTATCAACAATGAATTGTCAAAAGACTCAAATACGTCTTTAAATGAATCTGTTAATCGTAAGATTTCAAATGTTGCATCAACAGGTTCATCTGCTAACTTAATCGAATCCAAAACTTATGAAAATCCACAGTTTTTGAGGATGAAAGATTTAATGGGTAAATTAGGTTAATAAATAAAAAAAAACAAATAAAAAAAAATGGGAGCATTATTAGAATCAGGTCTTGTTGGTAATATTGGGTTGAAACACCTAAAAGTTATCAAAGAAGATACTATTAACAAATGGAATAAATTAGGATTCCTTGAAGGTCTTAAAGGCCACCTAAAAGAGAATGTTGCACAGTTATATGAAAACCAAGCATCATATCTTATAAATGAGGCAGCTAGTACATCTGATACTGGTGCGTTTGAAACTGTTGTTTTCCCAATTGTAAGGAGAGTATTCTCTAAATTATTGGCAAATGATATTGTTTCTGTACAGGCGATGAATTTACCAATTGGCAAACTGTTCTTCTTTGTACCTCAAATCCAAGAAGCAAATTCTGGTGCACACTATTCACCATATGGTGCTCCAGGTGCAGCAAATGACCAAACACCAACTACTGGTTATGGTAGTGGAAAAAATTTATATGATAGATTTTATGAAGGTAATGAGCCAAGTTTAAACCCAGAAGGGATTTATGATTATTCAAAAGGTCAATTTAGTGCAGTAACTGCAACAGCTACTACAGTTGTTTGGAGTGGTGGTTCATTAGTTACTTCAGGTTATTCAGCAGGTAATTATAGAAAAGTTATACTAGCTTTGACAGGTTTTGGAAGTGATGGTGAAGGTAAATTAATTGGACCTGATGGTCATCCAATGGATAATGAAAGTTTCTTGGCTGGTTTGACTGTTAGTGCAAGTACATCAGCAGGTGGTGCATTCTCTGGTGTTACAACAGCATCTGGACTTGGCAATCCATTATTGTTTAGAGTTGTTACACAGAAATACGCAAAAGGGCTTGTTCAATATGGTTCTGATAATTCAATAACTTTCCCTAGTAGTAGAACAGGAGGTGGGTCATACAATGATTTATCAACACCAGAAGGTGTTGTTTATCTTGAAGTTGATTTACAAAGACCTGCAACAGTTGGTACAGATTCATTAGATGGTTACACAGGTTTCACAACATCAATTAGCGGTACTGCTGCTACAGATTTTACTGCAACTTATAGAATTTACAAGAGTTTAGAATTTGAAGATAAAATTGGTGAAGTTTCTTTTGATTTACAATCAGTTACTGTTTCAGTTACAGAAAGAAAATTAAGAGCACAATGGTCACCAGAAATGGCACAAGACGTTGCTGCATTCCATAACATTGATGCTGAAGCAGAATTAACTGCTTTATTATCAGAGCAAATTGCAGCTGAGATTGATAGAGAAATTTTAAGAGACCTTAGAAAAGGTGCTGCTTGGAATTTACGTTGGGATTATAATGGTTGGAAGAGATTGGGTTCACAGGCTATCCCTTACACTCAAAAAGACTGGAATCAAACATTAATCACATCAATCAATCAAGTATCTGCACAAATTCACAAAGCAACTTTGAGAGGTGGTGCAAACTGGATTGTTGTTTCTTCTGAAGTTAGTGCAATTTTTGATGATTTGGAATACTTCCACGTATCAAATGCATCACCAGAACAAGACCAATACAATATGGGTATTGAAAGAGTTGGAACATTAGCAGGTCGTTACCAAGTTTACCGTGACCCTTACTTCCCAGCAAACCAAGTTTTAATGGGACATAAAGGAACATCATTATTAGATACTGGTTATATTTATGCACCATATGTACCATTACAATTAACACCAACTATGTATAATCCGTTTAATTTTACCCCAATAAAAGGTATAATGACACGATATGCTAAAAAACTAGTTAACAACCGTTTCTACGGTAGAATTACGGTTGATGGTGTTAGAACATTTGACTTACAAGAGTTAAGATAATTAATTTGTCCACTTTATTTACTAATAAAGTGGACATTTTAAAGGTTAATAGAAAGGGTTGCAAGGTTTTGCAACCCTTTTTTAATTTATTTCCCCATAGAGGTGAATATATTTTATATATTATACAAAAAAATATATAGTAAAATAAAAATTATTTAACAAGATATTTATTAATAAAAATTTTATGAAAAATAAGCCATCATTTTTTAATGAAGATTTAAGAGTTTGGTTTGGTGATAAGAAAAAACCAAAAGGTAGCAATCAACCCAAAGGTCCTTGGGTTAATATATGTAGAAAAGACTCAAATGGTAAACACCCCCCCTGTGGCAGAGAATCTGATGATAAGGGTGCATATCCTAAATGTAAGGCAGCAGGTGTTGCTAGTAAGATGAGTGATGCTGAGAAGAAGTCTGCTTGTGCAAAGAAAAGAACGGCTGAAAAAAAGAATCCAAAATCTGGTACAGGTAATAAGCCAACAATGGTTACAAATGAAACTATAAGAAGAATTATTAGGGAATTTGTATCTGATAATCAGAACAATTAACCTTGCCTAAATTTTTTAAATGTTTTTTATGTATAAATGAGCAATTTCCACTATTCCCTCTATGGGATATGGTGTAGAAAATTTCACCCTTTTGCAAGAAAACTAAATGTATGTAATCATCTTCCACTATTAACTCAACATCAATAGGGGTATCATTATATAGTGATTCTTTAAA